TAGGACGATAACAATGACAAAAGTGTTTGACGCAACCAAATTTAGAAAGAGCATAACAAAATCAATACAGGGTCTGGGCATAGGATTCAGCGACCCCACAGATTGGATATCAACAGGAAACTATGCGCTGAACTATCTGATGACCAGCGACTTTAACAAAGGAATTCCTCTAGGCAAGGTCACAGTACTTGCCGGTGAGTCAGGTGCGGGTAAATCATACATAGCATCAGGAAACATAATCAAGAACGCACAGGAACAGGGAATCTTTGTGATCTTGATCGACACAGAGAACGCACTCGATGAGACATGGTTGCAGGCGCTGGGTGTTGACACTTCGGAAGAAAAACTCTTAAAATTGAGTATGTCTATGGTAGACGATGTGGCCAAGACCATATCTGAATTCATGAAAGGTTACAAGGAACAACACGCTGATAACAAAGAGGGCGCACCAAAGGTTTTATTCGTCATAGACAGTTTGGGAATGATGTTAACACCAACAGACGTGAACCAGTTCGAAGCGGGAGACATGAAAGGTGACCTAGGTAGAAAACCTAAGGCCTTGACAGCACTCGTGAGGAACTGTGTTAACATGTTTGGTAGTTGGAACGTTGGGCTGATAGCGACCAACCACACATACGCATCACAGGACATGTTTGATCCGGATGACAAGATATCGGGCGGGCAGGGATTTATCTATGCATCAAGTATAGTTGTTGCAATGAAGAAACTTAAACTTAAAGAAGATGAAAAAGGTAACAAGGTAACAGACGTAAGAGGTATAAGAGCGGCCTGTAAAGTCATGAAGACCAGGTATGCAAAACCTTTCGAAGGTGTGCAAGTGAAGATTCCTTATGACACTGGTATGGATCCATACAGTGGACTGGTGGACTTGTTTGAGAAAAAAGGTTTGCTAGTACAGACAGGAAACAGATTGAAGTATATTGATAAAGCAGGTAAAGAACACATAGACTTTAGGAAAGCATGGGTTGGAGATAAATTAGATATGATTATGGCAGAGTTCAAAGAAGGAGCACCAGTTGAACAGCCAGAAGAAATAAAAGAGGAAACTAAAGAGTAATGATCGACTTTACACACGAAGACATTGAAAGGTTGTGGGATTCTGTGGTACACTACGTACCTGAAAGACAAAAATTAGATATGGCAATCGATTTCATAAAAAGCCTAGAGGACATCGGTGTTGAACACGATGAGATAAAAGCGTCTGCTGAATACGATCCAAAACTAGAAGAAGCAATCAACACTGTGTTCGAGGAAGACGAAGAGTCAGACGGATACGGCGAAGATGATTAATTGGTATAACGAAGTCAGCAGGAACCTAAGCAAGATACCAGACTGCATAGCACATTTTGACAAGGAACTAATAGAAGCGAAGAAACAGTGCAAGATATATGGCAATCTAGAGAAAGCCAGTGCGGCACTACCGGGCATAGTTGAAGAAAGATTTGGCCAATTACAGCAGTTAGAGGCAATACTAGAATATCTAAACATAGAGTTGAGAAGATTGAGATCAAAAACGTTTAGGAAATATTTAGAAAATTACAACAGAGCGTTATCAAGCAGAGATGCAGAAAAATATGTCGACGGCGAGGATGATGTAGTGGACATGGACAAGATTATAAACGACTTTGCTTTGATGAGAAACCAATGGCTAGGCATCACTAAAGGACTGGATCAGAAACAATGGCAGATCACAAACATTGTTAAACTGAGAGTGGCAGGAATGGAAGATGCAGACATCAAATAGAATCATACTTACAGACGTAGATGGTGTTTTATTGGAATGGGAACACCATTTCACTAAATGGATGTTGCAACGAACACTGTTTGATGACAAAGGTGCAAGATATCATCCGTACAGATTGTTGCCAAACAAATAAAACACATACGAAATGGCAGAAAGATTTGGCTTAACAAAATCTCAGATCCGGAGAGAGATAAGAGAATTCAATCGCAGTGCATGGATGGGTACACAACGTCCAATGCTGGAATCACAGACATGGGTAAAACTATTGGCGGCCGAAGGCTGGACGTTTATTCCCATAACTTCACAGACTTCAGACATACCAGCACAACAACTTCGTAAGAAAAGATTAGGCGAACTTTTTGGCGAACACATATTCACAAATTACCATATTCTCGGAACAGGGGCGGACAAAGACAGTGCATTAGCGGAGTTTCACAACACCGGACTGTATTGGGTCGAGGACAAGCCTCATAACGCTGTAGCCGGGCTCAAATACGGTTTAAAGCCTATATTAATAGACCACCCATACAATCAAGACTTTGATCATCCTGACGTTATACGTGTAAGTAATTGGAAAGAGATACACCAAATACTTTCAGGAAGAAAATGAAGATCTACGTAGGACACGACAGCAGGGAAGATATTGCTTACCAAGTTTGTGAGCACAGTATCAAGAGAAGAGATCCGTCTGCAGAAGTAATTCCTTTGAAACAAAAACAGATGCGAGACCAAGGCCTTTACACACGTCCCGTTGACAAACTAGCCTCTACAGAATTCACGTTCACAAGATTTTTTGTTCCGTATATGAATGATTTCAAAGGATGGGCAGTATTCTGCGACTGTGATTTTCTATGGAAGATTTCGTCGCATGAATTGATCAAATACTGCGACAACAGTAAGGCGGTGGTCTGTGTACAACATGATTACGCTCCAAAAGAAACTACGAAAATGGACGGACAAGTACAGACAGTGTATCCAAGGAAGAACTGGTCAAGCATGGTACTCTGGAACTGTGAACACCCTAAGAACAAAATTTTAACACCCGATTTACTAAATCAAGAATCTGCCAAGTTCCTACACAGGTTCAGTTGGTTAGATGATAACGAAATTGGATCATTGCCCATGGAATACAACTGGCTTGTTGGTTGGTATAAAGAACCAGCCGATGGCACACCAAAAATACTCCATTACACAGAAGGAGGGCCATGGTTTGATGGCTATCGTGACTGCGAGTATGCAGACGACTGGAAGAAAGAACTAATCAATTTATTCAGTGCATAATGAATTGGGAGAAACTCAAACCAAATCATTTTTTTAAAAATCCTGTGCCCTACGTTTATGCATCAACGTTGGTAGATACTGTTGAATATGACAAATTATATGAAAATCAAAACAATCTTACTCATCGAGTTTGGCAAGACTTTGATAAAAAATACAAGACAGGTTTCCAATTCTACAACGACATAAGCGAAATAAATTTAAAAAAAAATTTAATATGTGCTTGGTTCTTCAAAGAGAGAAATGATCAAAGTGGCGGCGAAGATATTTTGATTGCTGGTAAAAAAATAAGATATTTTCAAAACACATTCATAATAACAAGATCAAAAGATATTGAAATCCTAAAAAATCAAAAGCGTCAATACATAAGGAGACCTTTTATACAGTTAGATCTCAAAGAAAGTGTTTGGGATAATATATTAAAAAGATTCAATAAAAGTTCTTAAAGCGTCAACATCTGCATTCAAATGTCTATCCCGGACTTTTGTCCATACAAACTCATCTCGATTAGCAATATTGAAATTTGATCTTATTTGTCTAGCCGCATTATCATTCATTATCTTTTTGGCTTTGAACTCCACTGTGGGAAGATACAAGCATCTGTTCAATTTCCTAGCAACTTTCTGTGTGTAGGAATCAACGTGCCAATGCCAGAAAAAGACCGGGGCCAAATAACCCAAAGTATTTGTCCAGTTCTTGTGGACAGCAAAATGTGCCGCCGGTAAAGGCTTGTCGGGCCACAATGCTATTTTGTCACTATAATCTTTATTACCTTTTACCCTTCCGTCACTGGGCACGACCATTAAAATTTTATCTTTGAAATTATCAAATTGGTCTGAAATAATCTGATCCCAGTTTTGTGTTTGTACCTGCACGTCATCTCCCATCAGCATCACTATGTCATTAGATGCTTTTTCACACATGAGATTCCAACTGTAACAAGTTGATTGATTTGGTCCAACTGTATAATGCTTGTCATCTAACAAGTCTTTATATTCTTCTAACTTCGGATCATCGTCATTTAGATAAAAAAGAAATTCGGTGTTTCCTTTTTGCGTTTTGGTTGCGGTATCGATTAACCTTTTTGCAAGTTCGGGCCTACCCCTAGATGGACAGCAAAATGAAATCATATCAATTTATTTTTCCAGGTATCTGGTGTGATGTCATTTACAATTTCCAAAGGTAAGTGGTACTGGAATTTTTTTATTCCTCGTGTCCTGATGTAATCAGCGGTCTTCTTAACAGACTGTCTCATGTTTGTTGCCGTTTTATATCCCAATAACTTTCTTGCCTTGTCAGATGAACAAACAGCGAGTTTCACTTCTTTTGGTCTGTCTTTATGATGGATAGGATCTAAGTTCAATCCTATTTCGTTAGCACAGGCCTCGGCCAGTTCATTTATTGACACGGGCTCCTCATCTGGCCCTATGTTGACCACCTCCCCAACAACGTTGTCTTGAAATGCTAGGGCATTGAGGCAGTAAAGGCAATCATCTATATAACTGAAACACCTTTGCTGTTCACCATCTCCATAAATGATAGGTTGTTTACCTTGTAACATTCTGTTCAACATGATCGACATCACATTTCTGAAAGGGTCATCATATTTTTGTCTCGGACCAACTATATTATGAGGTACTGCAATCACGTACTCAACTCCATGTGTTTCACATAAATTTCGTAGTACATCCTCACCGGCTTTTTTTGCAATTCCATATGGGTCCTGTGGACGGCATTCATAACTTTCTTTGTATGGGAGTTCATCATGATGACCATATCTTGCCATGCTTGAACAATACACAATACGTTTTACTTTGTTCCTGATAGCGGCTGTGATCGTTGTCACCGATGCTTCAAAAATGTTCTTTGTAACTAAAACGGGCGAAAATACAGAAAGACCCTCATAGGCAGTAGCGGCCGTATGATACACGATATCGCAATCTTCCATTGCTTTGGTCATGTTTTCTAAATCGCAACAGTCTACTTGATGAAATTCAACATCTTGTGGGACATTGTCTGTGTAACCGCCTATCATGTTGTCATTTCCGGCAACTTTATGACCTTGTGAGATCATCAAATCTGCTAAATGTGATCCTAAAAAACCAGCGACACCTGTTATAAAAATTTTCATTTTTGATATTTAATTTGTATCATGACCTGTAAAAAACTTTATCTGGCCAATGATCCATAAGCACTTTAAAACCTAACGATCCTATGTATTTTTCAACTTCGATATTATTACTACCGTATTTTTTTGTGTTGTTGTTCAATTCGATCATGAGGTATTGTGTTGTTTTCAGTGTATCTTCGGCACCTTTGATAACTTGCATCTCATACCCTTCTACATCTATCTTTATAAGATCAACGTCAGTAAAATTAAAACTGTCCAGCGTAACCATTCGTATCGTGCCCTCTTTATCGATTCTTTTGGCCTGTGTGAAATCGTCTTTTGTGAGAGATATATTTTTTGATTCGGATCCAACCGCTTCCTGTCTGGGATCACAATTAATTGTGCAATTTCTCTGTAAACAGATGAAATGGGTGCTGTCTGGTTCGAACGCAACAACCTTTCTCGCAAATGGTTCTATAGCCTTTGACCACGTCCCGCACCACGCACCAACATCTAACACGGTTCTAAATTTTTTTTGTTGCGATGCACAATAATCAATAAACTTCAATAGACATTTATTTTGAGTAAATGGCTTACCTTGTTTCCAATCGTTTATGTGTATGTCATTACTAGGAACCCAGAAGCCGTTTACTTTTTCAATTTTCATAATATTCCTTTGTCCATTAACACCTCCATTGCAGTGCCGTTTTCATATTCTTCAGGGGTGAACTGTTGATATGCCAGACTATAAAGCCATGGTTCCGGTCCACAATAATAAGGATTTTCAATGTCGGCCAACTCGGTACTTCCAACCGCGGTGGCAAAACTTTTTTCATGGCAGAACACCGGAATACCATGACACACGGCCTCTACCGCCGCGATACTACAACTAGTAACCACACACCAGGCATCTTTGAGATCCTCGGACAGGGGCACCTTGGCCTCACTTGGTCCTGATGTGCCCCTTCCCCTAGGCTTGTGTCGAAGTCGGATAGGTCTGTCTGTGTACCTTTTAATCTGTTCTATGGTTTCGTTTGTCCACTGCGGTTGCTCGAGATATGAATTTATTCCGGCCGAACTTGGGCAAACAAGCACATGTTTTCCTGAAAATGATGGTGCTTTAATTTTTATTCCAAACTTATCAAACCTATCAGATTTACAATCTTTTATAAAATCCGAATGGATAGCGTTCTTACAAATACGCCAATAATGATTGTCTGGTTTGAGATTGTTGTTATCAAATCTTCCAAAGTAAGGAGTATCAGTAAACCAGTATGTATGATTACGTGCTTCCAGTTTTTTAACCATTTCTCTGTTGTTACCAACAAACCCCCAAAACATGCTGTTACTAACCGGATCGTTCTCTTTTGCATTATCCAACTTAATAACTTGGTCGGGCCAGGATTTTTCTACACCTCTAAACACTTCCCACGCTTTGCTCTTTGGATTACTTAATGGAGAGTAAATTGTTAGCATCTATAAATTCCTTAAGGTAACCAGCCCATTCTTTATGGCCTTGTGCGTTAGGATGGGGGTCTCCTGGTTTACAATGTTGTTTGTGTTCCACTGTGTAATCCAAGTGGCTAGTCTCGGGCCTAAAAAATCTTTTGGTGTCTATCGTATCAAACAAAAGTTTTACGTCGGGATTTGATATTTCTGCATCGGATAATGTGTTGTAAAAGACATAAGGATATTTTTTCCTATGGAAAAAATCCTGTAAGTCAACTAATGCAAGTATTGATTCTATCTGCGTCATTTGATCAAGATCGGCTCCTGAATTAAAAAGGTATCTCATAAAAGATTTAGTATTGTTATCTCTGTTTGGATCCCATGTTTTCCAAGTGGTTTTCATCGATGGGAATTTATGAGCTTTATACCCGTCATTGGTTGGATAGTCGAATCTATTACCACCGCTTGAGCCTATCAAGAAAAAACATTGTGAAGCCTTTTCGGGAAATTTTTCACACCAGACGCGAGTTGTCCATGCCAACCTTTTTGATCCTCTTCCCCCGTTTGCCAGATTGGTATCAATTTTCAGATTCAACAATTCTGCCAGTTCTATACCACAATGTGTGTGTACACCGTCTCGTGGTCGCGTGGTCAAAAAAGAACAACCGTTTATGAACATATTGGAAACCTGCATACGATAATTATATACTAGTTATTTCCGTATGCCAATAGTAAAGAATATAAATTCTGTTCAATATTTCTTAAATCGTTTTCCTACAATAGACAGTGGATATGATTATTCAGTTGCTTACCACAAAAACGCAGAGTCGGAGTTCACTTCATTGCCTACTTTTGTGGCAGAATTTTTTGATTGCAAAGTTAACACTTGTCCAGTATTGATCACAAACGAAGGACACATGGTGACTGACCACGTCTGGCGACTCACACACCTGAGAAAACATAGACCCGACAAGTCGCACAAATTATGGAAGGAATGGGGTGATACCGTAGATATCAACCTGCCGCCTGTGACCAAACACTTCAACGAGACCTACACCTATGTGTGGTTACCTATAGACGAGGAGAGCGCCAACAACCCATGGCACGTTTGGATAGACATGATATCAAAATTCAGATTGATAGAAAAGAGATGGTCCACAATGTTTACGAAATACATCTTCGTGTTGCCTAATCCCAGCCAATACCTAGACAAGATAGCAAAAGAATTTTTCACAGATCTCAAATACATGGTCATGCCAAAGCACGAGACATGGCAATTCAAACACCTCATTGTTCCCAGCATGAGTAATCATCAGGACGGCATAATCACACCACACCTAGCACCATGGACTAGAGTTTTGAAAAATATACTAAAGGTAGGTTCTGACAGAAAAAGAAAGATATTTGTCACGAGGAATGATGCGAAAACACGCAAACTGCTCAATGCCGAGAAACTGATGATGGCCCTTAAAGGATGGGAGACAGTCACATTGGAGGAATTGCCGGTAATAGAACAAGTGAGGTGTTTCTCAGAAGCATCTCACGTGGTGTCAACTCACGGTGCGGGACTTACTAATCTGCTTTGGTGTGAACCTGGTACAAAGGTCATAGAGATACAGGATCCAAAAATGCTTCATAAAAAAGTTTATCCGATTCTGTCACATCACCTTGGGTTGAAACACGAGGTCTATGTGGCCAAAACAGTTCCTATAAACATAGGAAACAAAAAACCCCAAGGAACAAAAAAATGGCAAATGGTCAATCTTGAGATAGATGTTCCTGATTTGATTAGACATATAGATTGAGAGAAACTATAATAACACTATGATCTACCTCAGTAAAACACATCGAGACTTAACCGAAAAATACATAAGATTTGCCCAAAATGGGATTCCGGGATCTAAGATATTACCATACAATAAGATATTAGAAACCAAAGATGCCAGTGAAGTTTGGCTTTTTGGTATACTAAGGGGAACAAATTTGGTCTATGAACACTGTGTAAAAAATAATATTAATTTCTATTACATGGACCGACCTTACTGGGGCATCAGTAGGCAAGAACCATACTTCCTACGTATAGTGAAGAATGGCCATGTGAAAAACACGATAGAAGATAGACCCGATGATCGTTTCAAAGCAACATTTCCTTTTGACCTCAAATCCTATCATAGATCGGGCAAGAAGATAATGGTCTGCCCGCCCACCTCTTCGATCAGCACTTTCTTCAAATGTGAGAATTGGTTATCACAAACGATCAGCAAGTTAAAAGATAATACAGACCGAGAGATAGTGATCAGAGATAAACCATACAATCCCGAAGCATACATAGATACCAATGGTGAGATGCGCACAGGTCAAAACAACACCAATGCGCCCAAAGAAAAGATAGACTGGCGTGAGATACATGCTGTGGTGACGTTCAACAGTTCTATAACGATAAAGGCACTTGCAAACGGAGTGCCAGTGTTTACAGATCAGAACAACTGTGCCTACCCTGTAGCCGAGTCGGACCTAGGCAAGATAGAAACTCCAAGATACGAAGATCCAAGACCGTTATTCTACAGCCTGGCCTACGGACAGTTTACGGCGAAAGAGATGAGCGACGGCACAGCAAAAAGGTTGATCGATGGACGTTGAAATATTCCGTAGGACGGTGAAAGATAGGAAACGTGGTGCAAGTTGGCAACTGCTCCAACACATGGCAGAAGGAATCAAGGCGTGTGGAGATAACCCCATAATAGTAAACGAACACAAAGAAGGACCATGGACTGCCGATGAGATGGAACCAACTGCTCCAATAGGTTGCATGTTTGGATACGGTGGCAAGAATCAACCACATCACACCAAAGGACGTAGGAGAGATCTTGTTGAACGTGCAAAGAAAAAAGGCATATACATAATCACATTCGACGGTGGCATACTTTCAAGTTTTGGAAACACCATCACACACCCCCGACACCACTGGCGTGTGAGCCTTTACTCTCCAATGAACAACGGCAACTTCTTGAGTGAAAACAGTCCCGGAGACCGATGGCAAATGATGAAGGACTTATGGAATATAAAATACGAACCATGGCGTAAATCAAATCAAAACGACCCAATCTTATTTGGCCTACAACCCAAGGACAACTGGAGTATGGACGAACTAGATCCAATCGATTGGTTCAATAAAGTTTATGAAAAATTGCGCCCTGCGACAGAAAGGAAATTTTTGATCAGACCTCATCCAAACCACATGGCTCAAATGATAAAACGTAAAAACGAATTTCCGGAAGATTGTGAACTGATTGAAGGGCCAAAGTCCTTCGCCGGAGATGAGAAAAAATATTACAGATTCAACTTCCAAGACGCTTTAAGTAATTGCCATGCTTTTGTTACTCATAATTCTACAGCCAGCGTTGATTCATGTGTTCGTGGAATCCCTACTTTCGTCACCTCAAATCTTGCACTTTGTTGGCCGGTAGCCAATCAAGATCTAAACAATATCGAGACTCCGATATATCCTGATAGGACACAATGGGTTCATGACATAGGATACAAGATGTGGAACACTGACGAGATACGTTCTGGTGCGGTATTCAAAAGATTTAAAGAAAGATTAGGTTTAAATGCATAGAAGAATTAGTGTTTTAAAAAATCAATATGACAACATACCAAATCTTATCTTAAGTTTCCCACGCTGTGGCCGTACGTGGATGAAACACTTGTTTGGGCACTACATTGCCCAAAAATATCAAGTAGAGTTCAGCAAATGGGTAGACAGACCAAGGCCCGGGATACCTA